CGTGGTGATCGCAGAACCAGCCAGGGCGTAGGAGAGGGTGTGCGGGCTTGTGGTGGTCACCGATGTCACCACGAACGAACCGTTCAGACTGGCGAACGGGGCGGGGAGATCTTTGACAACGATCCTCCGGCCTACTGCAATGCCGTGGGCAGCGTCGAAGGTCAGGGTGGCGAGAGAGGTAGTGGTGACGGCATTTGTTACCGCTTTGGTGCCAACGCCAAAAGCGAAGGTATCACCCGTGCCGGCGGTAATCACCTTGGCAGATGCCGATTGAATCGTGGTGTCGTTGATGAATTTGCCAGCACCAAGCCCGCCAAGATTGACGCGGGTTAGGTCGATCGCTGACGACTTGATGGGGGTGAAAAAGAACCGGTAGCCAAAGGCCTGCTGCCACTCCAAAGTCATGTTTCTGCCGGCGTCGCCGGGGCGTTACCTCTCAGGGTGCCGCCATGGCTTAAGCCTCATCAACGGCTTAGGTTGGAAAGCTGGGGCATGGCCTCCTACCCTCGCGGCGTCAGCCACTGCCCTCATAACAACCATCGCCCGTATCAGGCTCGGGTGTGGTGGGATGGTCGCCGTTGGTCGCTGGGCTATTTCCCGTCAATCCAGGCGGCAGCGCAGGAGGTTGAGGCGTGCTACCAGCAGATTGAACGATGGGCAGCCATGCTCCTGCCGCCGCCCATGCTGGCGTCACAGCATCGGGAGCGTCTGGCACAAGCAAGCTCACCACCCGCTGCGGATCCCCCGCCATCCTGAAGGTGCGCACCTGACCGGCTGCGGTGTCTTCGGCCAGCAGCAACCCCCGCCAGCCGTCCTGATGCTCGACTGGGGCCAGTAGTAGCGCATCATCTGCCAGCAGGGCCATCGGAGTGGGTGGGGTTATTCCCTCTCCGGCGGTAGCAAGGGCATCGTAGAAGGCCATCGCAAACCCTGGAACCTGCTGGGCTTCGCATAGGGCAAGCATCGCCGCACCAGCTTCTGCAGGCGGGCCCTGCGGTGCATCGCCAGCCGCAGCCGGCGGCAAGTGCCAGCAAAAGTCCTCCATCTTGAACGGCTCGCTGCGCTTATCGGTGTCCCGGTGAGCGCTGGCGTACCAGGCGTGAAGGTTGGCGATCGGCCGTTCTGCCGCGTGCTGCCGTTCCCTCAGGAATCGGGCGCCTGTTTCGAGCGCTTCCCAGACGATCGTTTCGGGGCAGTAGGCGAATCGCTCACAGGAGAAGAATTGATGGTTGGGCCAGAGGTCGTTGACTCGCCAGAAGATTTCGCCCCAGTCGGTTGGGGCAGGTCGGGCTTTCCCAGGTTTTCGGCCATTGCTTGTAAGTCGGGCGCTTCCTGATCTTTGCCCCCGCGTTGCTCTCGCAGCATAAAGTTGTAGATGGCATCTCGCAGCCCTTCGGTCATCTTCAGGGTTTCATCATCGGTCCAGTTGGCGCAGTCAGCATCTACTTCCCCCAGGCGGTAACGGATTGCAGCGGTAACCATCCGTGTGACCCTTGCCTGAAGTTTTGCGGTTTGGCACTTGTCAATTTCATGGATCAACCGGTGCTCGCGCTTGCGAATCCTGGTTTCCAGCGGCTCCAGCACCACGGGGATGCCGTTGTGCGCGGACATCACCCGTAGGGCGACAAGATTGGCGGTCGGCTCGGGCAGGTCGTCCATGTGCTGGATGACCTGAGCCAAGCGCTGCAACTGGTCGGTCAGCGTGGACTGGTCTTCAATCTCTTCCAGCAATAAGCGCTCCCCGACCAGCAGAGCATTGAAGACCGGGAATTGCAGGATGCCCGTGGTTGTATCCCCCACGTCCTGGACTTGGACATCTAGGGCGGTGACAAAGGGTAGGGGCACGGTGCTGTTGTGTTTTCCCAGTTTGCCGTAGTGGCTTAGGGGGCGGGGATGGCTTATGATGTGAGGGCCGGGGCCTCTTTCGTTGGGCCCGATGACTGAGTCACAGGCGACCTGGCCGACTTGTGCGCCCCAGCACCCATTCACCACAACCAACCGACCGATCATGGGAAATCCCTTTCTTGATCTTATTGGCGTTTTCGCAGTAGTGAGTGTGTTTATAGGAGGAATTAGTAGCGCGTTTATTTATGCTGATTACATAATCAGTTCACAGTCAGTAGTAGACGCCATTAACAAGCAGTGCGGCACTCAGTACGAGCGCATTGACTACTTGCGCGTTGGCCCTGAAACCATGCGTGATTTATGCAAGATCAAAGAGCAGCGTGTCAAGCTCACGCATTAAAGTCATCACCTGTCACCACCCTTCAACTCACACCACCACCGACCATGACCAACTTTCGTGCCTTGTGTACTGAGCTGCTAGCAGGCATTGACGGTGATTGTTGTCCTGAAACTCAGGGAAATTATTACAGCTCTGAAGCAATGAACGCCATCACCCGCGTTCGAGCCGCCCTGGACGAGCCGGGGGGGGAGGGGCCGAAGGATGAAGAGCTACTGGAATCTGCCGCCAAAGCATTGGGCTACAAGCACATTCCCAGTGATGAAACCTGCCTCACGACTGAAGCCGGCGAACTGCTGGCCTTTGCCCACGCCGTTCTCGCCCGATGGGGCCGCCCCGTCCCCGCGCCAAAGCCCATCCCGGTGAGCGAGCGGCCGTGGGAGCGGGACGGGTGGCGTGATCCTGAAGGTCGCTGCTGGTTTTGCAATGCCTACTCCATAGGTAGATGGAACTATCAACTCCCGCCTGACCCTGAGCAGGACTGGGGAATGTTAGGGACCGAGGCCCATTGCCTCCCGCACTGGGCCATTGCGCGACCTCGGCCAGAGGCAAAAGAACCCACCTAGCCCCGCGCTACCGCCACCTGTATCCGTTGCTGCAGCTTCTGCCCCAGTGGATACACGGGGATCCCTGGGGCCTGCACCGCGCCACTCACCGCATCTGTCCAGGGCCTCGCGGGCAGGATGGTGCCGTTGCGCAGGCGGGCACCTTCATGCACGGCAGTGGCGTAGCCAGCGCTCCAACGGGCTTCTAGCGTGTAGGGGTTGGGCGAGGAATAGGCAAACGACTGGCGAAGGGTGCCGATGTCCACGATGTTGCGTGGACTGCCGACGATTCCGACTCGACGCTTTGTCTTTCGTGGCCATTGCCAAGCCGGTGGATTGAACGATGCCTGATACCTGCCGATCAACTCAACAAAGGTGTTTTGTACGATCCGGGTCAGTATCTGATCCATTTCCTCAGGCCCAGGGCCTGTGACCGTGGTCTCAACGCGGATACTCATGGTTCAGTGCTGGTTTTCTATCGCCATTTGAGTGGCTTTTTGGATTGGCTCTTAAGTTGTTCGTTTTGGCGCCTAACCAATCCCTTAGCTTCTGCCTTTTGCGCAGGAGTCATTGGATTGGTTAGGCGCCAACTTGTAGCTGCTGGTTTAGCTGCGGCTTTAGGTGTGTTAGACGGGATCTTGTATGTCTTTGGCTTTTTGGCGCTTCCAAACACTGCCATCCCCTCTTTGTCGGTTCCGCGATAGGTGGCACGGCTTGGCTGAATGACGCGACCTCTCCCGCGAAGAACTGGCTTGGCGGTCGTCGTTGACTTGCTCGCGCCGCCACCAGATGCACCGCCAGAACTGCGCCCCCCCCCGCCGCCACTGGCGAAACGTCCCAATCCGTCCCTTGCATACCGGCGTGCCATTGATTGAATCGTGTCGCTGATTGAGCTTTCCTAAGGTTATACGGCACTAGACAAGGCCGCCCGGAACTTGTCCCCCAGGGCTTCCCGTAGCTCAATCCCGATCCCGCCGACACCAAAGGGCTGGCTCAGCTCCAGCATCCTCAACTGCCCCTGCTCGGTACCGTCAGCCAGGGTGGGCAGCGCTGACAGGTTGGTTAGCACCGCCTTGCCTTCGGCGCCTGGCAGCATCCCAGCCGGCCTGTAACCCGTCTCATTCCAGCTCAGCGACGACCCGGCGGCCAGCCAGCTGGCGGAGCCCAGCAGCGCCCAACGGGTGAGGTAGCCCTCCAGGATCAGCGAGCCCGCCATCACCCCCGGCAGATCCTGCTCACTGCGGCCTTGGCTCTTGGCAAAGGCCTCGACCACCACCGCAGGGCCAGCGGCAGGCACCCCGGCGCGGAAGTTGGTGATCGCGCCAGTCGGCGTCCAGATCATCCTCAGGTTGGCGTATTCGGCGAAGTCCGTGGCCATCAGCTACGCACCAGTTGCGCCATTCCGCCGCTGCCGCCGACGACCGGTTTGATCCCCAGCGACTGGAAGATCCGGCCCTTTAAGTCGACCAAACGAGCGGCGAGCACGGCGCCGGCCGTCCCACCAGAACCGCCTGACTCGTACTTCACGCGCAACAGGCTGGTATCCCATTCCAACACGTCGGCCTTGCTCTTCAGGTCGTCGCGGGCCAGGGTGGTACCAGGGGCGGGGCCTTCGTAGCTCGCTGCATTCAGCAGGTGCTCCCGGCCCGCTTCCACCCGGTCCGCGTAGTCCGCCTCCAGGGCCTCGATCTCGTCGATCCATCGTTGCACGTGCAGAACGGTAGAGGCGGAGATCAGCGCCACCCGGTTGAGGATCGAAGTCAGCTCGGTCTGGTTCGTCACCGACAACGGCCAGCCGGCATACCCTCGAATCAGCTCCCGGTCATCCCGTGGTGTCACCCGCCAAAGGGCGTTCAGGGTTGGGATGGTCATGGCGCGATGCGATCTGCTGCAGGTTTCCGGGAAAGCTGCGGTAGTAATCGGAGATTCCCGTGTACGGCAAATCGGCAGGCAAAGGCGCGGGCAAGGGCGCAATGGCGATAGGCAAGGGCAAGAAGGGTGGCAGCTCAATGTCCATGGCGATGCCGAAGAAAGCCAAGCCCGCCAAGTCCGCCCGCCCAAAGGCCAAGTAATCAGTCTGGGGCGTGCCACTGTTTGATTCTTGCCGCCCTGTCAGCACAGAAGAACGGCTGCGCTTGATACCAGGACCAGACATCGCTATCGCCCTTTGAAGCGTTGCAGCGAGCGCAGGCGGCCACCTGATTGGCACGGACCGTGGGACCTCCCCTGGCCTTGGCGATCACATGATCGAGCGTGATGTTTTTGGGCTGGCATCCGCAGTAAGCGCAGATTCCATTCCAGGCGTCAATGATCTCGCGCCTGAAACTGCTTCGAGTGACCAGCACGGTTCCCTCGATTCGGTGGGATGCCACCTAGGCGAGCTTCTGCAGCCAGACGCGGGCGCTCAAGCTGATGGATCTTTGCAACATGGTGACGACCTTGTGGCCGCTGCGTGGTGGCATGGTCAGGGCAACCTCACGCAAAACCTGCCGGGTAGCCTCTTCATCCCTGGCCCCTACCGTGGCACGAAGGGTCAGGAATGCCCGCAGTTCGGGGGGCATCGGTGCATCCGTAGCGGGGGGCATCGGTGCGTGGCGTTTCCTCAGCTTGCCAGGGTGGCTTAGGGAATGGCAATGGCTTAGGGTGGGCAGTCCGGGGCCCTCATGGGAGTGGGGCTGACGCCCCGGCACCCATTCACTACCTCCGAGTAAACCCATGCAATCACGCTTTTTACCTGTCGCGACTATCGCCATCGTTGGCGTACTTGCCCTGGCCCTTTTTGGTTTGCCTGTCTACAACGTCTGGACCAAGGGCATGAGCGGTGAAGCCCAGCTACGTGAAGCCGAGTCCACTCGCCGGGTTTCGGTTCTTGAAGCCACGGCCAAGCGTGACTCTGCCGTGATGCTGGCCAGTGCTGAGGTTGAGCGAGCCAAGGGCGTTGCCGAAGCAAACAAGATCATCGGTGCATCCTTGGAGAACAACCCTCGCTACCTCCAGTATCTCTACATCACCGAGCTGGCCGAGGGGGCTGAAAGGGGCAACAAGACCATCTACATCCCCACCGAAGGTGGTATGCCAGTGCCAACTCTGGATATTCGCGAGCAGAGCAAGTGAGCATTACCCATTTTTGCAGGTTTCACACCGGCCTTGACGCTACGGCGCAGATTTAGAGGGGGCGGAATAATCCCCCTCCTTTTTTACCCCCCCCCACCACCGAGCAACCCATGCAACCACGAGCACAGCACCTGGAATGGTGCAAGAAACGAGCACTGGCCTACGTGGATCAGGGGTATTTGCAGCAGGCGCTGAGTTCGATGATCAGCGACCTTAGGAAGCACCCTAAGGTCGCTGATCACCCAGGCATTGCGCTTGCCGAGGGCAGGATGGCGTTTGGCGACCTGACGACAAAAGAACAGGTGCGTGAGTTCATTGAAGGATTCAACTGATCACCACGCGACCACCTACCCATTCGCCGCTGCCACCAATGACCAACCCCACCCCAACGCCCCATTCAGCTGATCCCGTCGTCTCGCTCCTGTATCGGTTAGCGGCAAAGGAAGCCAAGGATTGCCAGTTTGAGACGGCTGTAAAGATCAGGGCGTGCGCCGATTTCATCGCCCAGCGTGACGCCAGCTATCCCGTAGCCGCAGACCAGGCAGAAGGGCTGAGCCTCGCCGATGTTGACGAGTTGTGCGCCGAGTTTGGGTTCCGTCTACCCGACAACGAAGGCCGCGTTTGCTCAAAAGAAGTCCCACGCGACATGAT